AGAGTATAATTATGGGTAAAAAGAATAAACAAAAAAAGAAAAGAAATAAAAAGTACATGCAAAAATACACTACTGGTAGTAGGGTAGATATGCGTACTGGTGGAAGAGTTAAGGCTCAAGTTGGTGGTCAATTTGCTACAGCTACACGTACTAAAGACCCAGTAGAAACTCCACCTAAAAAAGACCCACCTGATGATAAAGACCCACCTAAAGACCCACCTGATGATAAAGACCCACCTCAAGACCCATCAGAAACACCTCCTGTTCAAGGTCAAGGTCAAGCTTTTAATGCTGGAAGAGGTACAATATCTTCAGAGGCTAGAAGAGAAAGAATAGCTAGAACAGAAGCTGAAACTGAAGCTAGAGCAGCAGGAGAAGTTCCAAGTGAAGCTATTATTGACCCTGTTTCTCAGGAAGCTGGTACAGCAGTAGATGAAGATATTAAACAAGCTACTACAACTATGCAAGATGTTCCGGGATTTGTAGATACTACAGTTACAGGTACAACAGCAGAGCAGGTTACACCTGAAACAGTAACAACTGGAGATGTAACAGGAGCAAAAGTAGATAAACAAATAGAAGCAGCTACTTTTGATGCTATTGTAAAAAATCAACCTGCAAACGTACAAGCAGCTATACAAGAATTTACTCCGGAGTTAAAAGCTAGAATAACTGCAAATGTTCAAGAAATTGCAGAACGTGACCCAACAAAAGCTGCTGAAATAGCTAGACAAGAAATAGAAAAAGCTTTAACACCAGAAGTTAAAGGTAGTCTTAGAGATGTTTCAGAAGTTCCTTACATTGCTCCTAAAGAAACAGTTGAAGTTGCTCCTGTATCTGAAGCTGAAGTTACAACAAGAGTAGCAGAAACTATATCTGAAAAACAAAAAACAGATATACTTGAAAATGTTACAGGAGAAGGTGTAGACTTAGAACAAATACCTCAATATAAATTAGCTAAACAAAGAACTGCACAAGTTGCAGAAGCTAATACAAAGATAGCACAAGAGTTAGGAACAGCTCCGAGTAAAGATGCAGCTACTAGAGCTGGTATAACTTCTGACGGAGTTGCTAAAGGTGACGCTGCTCAGATAGGTGGTATACCTACATTTGAAGCTGCTTCAAGACAAGCAGTAACTGGAACAGCTCGTAAGGCAGCAGCAGCAGATATGTTAGCTGTTGTTGGTGAATTACCACCAGAAGTAACAGCAGCAGTTATAGAAAATCCTGCAGAAGTAGAAGCTAAAATAGATACTGAACCTGTTAATGTTATCGCAGCAGTTGCAGCACTTCCAAAAGAAGCTTTAGTATCTACACAGATGGAAAACTTACTTGCAGGTATTGAAGATAATAAAACACCTGTATGGGCTAGACCTGCTGTAGATGCAGTTAATCAAATGATGGCTCAAAGAGGTTTAAGTGCTTCAACAGTTGGAAGAGATGCTTTATTTAATGCTATTATTCAAAGTGCTTTACCAATTGCACAAAGTAATGCTACAGCTTTACAACAAAGAGCATCGCAAAATTTAAGTAACGAACAACAAGCAAACTTACAACAAGCTAGTCAAGTAATGCAACAAAGAATGGCTAACCTTGCTAACGAACAAACAGCAGCTTCACAGACTGCACAAATGGCACAACAAGTTGTATTAAAGCAAGGTGAGTTTGACCAACAAGCAGTAATGACTACAGCTCAACAAGAGCAACAAGTTAGAATGACTAACATTCAAAATGCTCAACAAAGAGCTTCACAAGAGTCTTCACAAAGACAACAAACAGCTTTAGCTAATCTAGATGTTGGAACGAAAATAGACCTTGCAAATCTTGAACAACTTAATCAAGCTTCAAGAGAAAATATGTCTGCTGAACAACAAGGTAGGTTAGCAGAATATCAAGCTAAAGTTAACAGAACTATGCGACAAGCAGAGCTTCAGCAAGATATGGAAAAAGCTAATCTTGATACTAGACTTAAAGTTGAACTTTCAAACTTAGCAGAGTTAAATACTACAGATAGAGCTAGTATGTCTAACGAGCAACAAATGAGATTAGCAGAATTAAATGTTCTTGTAGACTTTAAAAAGACTAATGCTCAGCTAGCACAGCAAATGGACTTAGCAAATATGTCTGCTGAGAATCAGATAGAACTTGCAGAGCTTCAAGAAAAAGCTGCTGCAGATAGTGCAAACTTTACAGAAGCTAATAGATTTAGATTACAAGAGTTAGCAACTACTGCTTCTGTTTTATCTCAAAATACTGAGTTAAGACAAAGAGCAGAAATGGCTAAGTTAGGTGCTGAAGAAAAAATAGCACTTGCAAACTTAACAGCTAAGAATCAAGCTGATAGTGAAAGTATGACTGCTGAAAATCAAATAGAGTTAGCAAACCTTAATAAACGTATGGTTGTTGCACAAAAGAATGCAGACCTAGCACAACAATTAGGATTAGCTGAATTAAGTTTTGAACAAAATGCAGCAATGACTAATGCTCAAATAAATGCTAACCTTGATATGGCTCAGTTCAATGTTGACCAACAAACTGCTTTAGCTAATAGTAAGTTTATGCAGACAGCTACACTTTCTAACTTTAATGCTGAACAACAAGCTATTATGCAAAATGCTACTACATTAGCTTCAATGGACTTAGCAAACTTAGATGCTAGAACTAAATTAGCTGCACAAAATGCACAAGCTTTTTTACAGGTAGATATGGCTAATCTTAATAATAGACAACAGGCTATGGTGTTAGAATCTCAACAAAACCAACAAAGATTATTATCTAATCAATCTTTTGAAAATGCTGCAGCTCAATTTGGTGCAACAAGTGAAAATCAAACTGAGCAGTTTATGGCAAACTTAAATGCACAAATGGAACAGTATAATGCTTCTCAAAATAATGCAATGGAACAGTTTAATGCTAGTCAAAATAATGCAGCAGAAGCTAGAAGAGCTGGTAGAGAAGCAGATGTTGAAAAATTTAATGCACAACTTGTGACTCAGGTAGACCAATTTAATAGTCAACAAGATTTTGCAAGAAATAATTGGAATGCACAGAATGCTGCAGCAGTTGAAGCTTCTAATGTACAATGGAGAAGACAAGCTAATACAGTTAATACTGCTGCTCAGAATCAAATTAATATGCAGAACGCAATGAATGCATTTAATATGAGCAGTCAGAACCAAGCATTTTTATGGCAAGAATTGAGAGACCAAGCTGATTTTGATTTTAGAAGTTTTGAAAATCAAGAAAACAGAAATGCTCAAATACTTGCAACAGCTATAGCTAATGAAGGTAAAGCTGGTGAAAAATATGATGATTATTTGACATCACTTATTCAATCATTACGTGGCTCATACACAGCAGGACTAGGATAAAATTATGGGATTTTTAAGAAAAGTAGGAAGAAAAATAAAAAAGAAAGTTAATAAACTTTTTGGTGGTAAGTTTGGTAAAATCATAGGAGGCATAGGATTGTCTATGATGTTCTTTGGTGGAGCACAAGCTTTATTTGGTAAGTCACCTTGGTGGAAAGGATTTTCAGAACGTATAAAAAATCGTAACTTATTTGGTAAAAATAATATAGCTGATGCTGTTGAAACAGTTGCAGAAGTTAGTGGTCAAGATAGTTTAGGAGTAGGCAAAAATTTATTTCCGGGTGAATCAGAAGTAATTACTGGTGAAACAGTAAGTAAAGGAGTAAGTTCTGTATTAGATGAAAAATCTAAAAGTAAAATATTATCTTCTATTACAGAAAGTGAATTTATACCTGATGTTCTTAAAGGTGCTGGTACTTCATTAGCAATTAGTGCAGTTCAAGGAGAACCAGAAGAACCATTTATTAGTGGTGGTATAGCTCCACAACCAGCAATGGAAGCTTCACAAAATGCATACTTAGCAGAAGTTCAAAATCAAATGCCTCAATATCAAGGCACTAACTTTCAAGGTTTGATGAATAGTATGATATATGGAACTTTATCTCCAGATTATTTAAGACAACAAGCACAAGAACAAGGTATGTTATTTAGTACAAAATTACCTAACCCAATAAATATATAAAGGATAATATTATGGCAATATCAGAAAAAGCAACAAAATTTATATCCGATAGTTTTGAACAAGGTAGAGCTATTCCGGGACAAAGTTTAACTAACGCACCAGACCAACCTTATAATTGGGAAAAACCTGCAGAGTATACTAACCCTAGAGAAACTATGATGTATATCTTTGAACAGCTTACCGAACCAGAAACAGTTACTAATATGTTATTATCCTTAAGTAATGGTGTAGGTGTTATTGATGTTGCTTCTAGTGTTCTTTATTCAGGATTCTTAGAAGGTAAATGGAATCCAGATTTAATGACACTAATGATGGAGCCAACTATGTTTATGATAATGGCTCTAGCTGAAAAAGCAGAAATAGATTATGTTTTAGATTCAGGAGATGATGTAGCAGTTAAAGAAATGTCACCAGAAAAACAATTACAAACTTTACAAAGTGGTATTAATGAATTAGATAATATTAGAAAACAAGCTGCTAATAGAGTTAATCCACAGTCAGTTCCTGCAGAAATTAGAGAAGTTATTGAAGAAACTGAAATACCACAAAGTTTATTAGATAAAGTAAAAAAAGAAAAAAGTAATAGTTTATTAGCAAGAGGGGAATAAGATGTCAGATTTTTTAAAAAGTTTATTAGATAAAAATCCGGGTTCACAAACAGGTGAGCTTATTGGAGCTTATCTATCTGGTAGAGATAAAAAAGATAATAGAGCTAGAAATGTTTTATTAGCATCTTTATTTTTTAATGCTAAAGAAGCTGCTATGCAAAGTAAAGTTACAAAACAATTAGAAGAACTTGAAAGACAAAAAACTTTTGATACAGCTAAAATAACTAATCAATATAATTTATATGACAAATTAATGACAGATGATGAAGCATTTAAAAAAGATAAAAATTATTTTAAGATACAAAGTGAAGCAGAGTTTGCTAGATTAAATCCTAATTATGATTTAAGTACAGAAGATGCAAGAAAAATACGAAAGCAAGAAATAGATGAATATGAGCAAGAATTAATTAATATTCATAATGAAAAAATTAAAACTGGTAATATTGAAAAAAGACTATCAAAAGAAGAATTTATGAAACCTTTAGAAGATTATTATATTCAACAAGGAAAACAAATAGCAGCTCCAAAAAACATTAGTTTAGTTCATAAAGCTTTTGATTTTGTAAGACCCGGAAAAAGAAAACAAGATTTACAAAACATAACAAGAGACCAAGCTTTAAGAAGTAATTTTGCTTATTTGTTAGACCCAACTGTAATACAAGGTAAAGCATCTATTGATTTATATAGAGACCCAAATCAATTTAAATATAATAAAACTGAAGCTGCTTCTTACATAGTTCAAACTTATGGAGATAATGATTTAAGCACTAATATTATAAATAGTATTCAAGATGATTCTTCTGAGTCTTTTACTCTAAATGATTTAAAAGGAAAAGTTCTAACTAATAAAATTAATGAAAATATTAATGTTATAAATAACGAAATAAAATTAGCTCAAGATAAATATGATATTAAATATGCAAGAGATAATCAAATTGAAATAGCAGATATTGATAAAACTAATGAAAGTTATTTAAAAGGACAAAGGATTTTTGTAGATATGGAAACTGGATTAGGAGACCCAGAAACTAATAAAGCTAGATATTTACTTCAACAATTAGAAGAGGAAACAAATCCACAATTAAGAAGAGTTATTCAAAAACAAATAAATGAATTAAGTACAGGCACTACAGATAGAATAATTATAAGTAATGTTGTTCAAAATTTAAATAATCCACTTATCATGGGAGCAATTCAACAACAAATTAATAATGGAGATTTTACAAATATAGATGATTATATAAATCAATCAGTTTCACAATCTTATGATTATATAGATAAAATTATAAAAGCAATACCAACTGACTAAAACTAATTATGAGTTTACTATTACCTACTAAACTAAAGAATCTATATTCATTATTAACAGAAGAACAAAAAAATGAAGTAAAAAGAACAGGTTTAGGCGTAACCTCTCAAGTTTTAAGAGAGGGAATAGAATTGTCTAGAATGTTAACAGACCCTTCAGAATCTCAAATACAATCTACTGAAGATTTTTTAGAAAAACTATACACTCAAGTTGCTGGTTTAGAAAATATTGAACGAGTTCAAAGAGGTGATAGAGAAGTTGTTACTATAGCTGAACCTGAATCTGGTGCTGCACAAGTAATAAGAGATATAGGTTCTTTTGCTGGTACTATGGTTGGTCTTGGTAAAATTGCAAAACCTTTACAAGCTTTAAAACCTTTACAAAAAGCAACTCAAGTAGCTCCTAAAACTGTAGCAACTACAGGTTTTGTAGCTAGAGGTGAAACTGCTGCTCAACTATCTTTAAATCCTTATCAAGAAAACTTTGCTAATATATTAGGCGATATGATTGATGATGACAGCGAAGGATTTGCTTCAGATTTAGAAAAGTATATGTTAGAGCCTATTAAATCTAGCCAAGAAAAATCAGAGTTACAAAACAGACTAGGATTATTAGCTGAAGGATTAATATTTACAGGAGCTTTTGGTGCAGTAGGTGCAGGTATTCGTAATAGAGAAGCTATTAGTAAATCTTTTTTTAATACTTTAGATAGTATTAAAGAACAAGGAGGCGAAACAGCTACTGCCTTTTTAGATAACATCAAAAGATTTAAAAGACAAGATAAAGATTTTACTACAGAAGCTTTAAGAAAAAGACAAGAAGCTATTGTAAAAGGAAAACAAAATTTATTTCCCACAGGCGAATTTAATTTAGGAGATATTAACGCTCTTAAAAATGAAAGATTTCTTGGTTTAAGAAAATTTAGTACTATAAGTCCTATTAGATTTATAGCAAATTCATTAGCAAAAACTTTTTCAGCTAGAGGTGGTAGAAGTGAATTACTACATGAAAATTATTTAAAAACACAAAATGCTAAAGAAAAATGGGATGCTACCATAGACCATACTGCAAGAAACTTAGAAAAATCTATAAATGATATTTATCAAGTAATAGGTGGAAATAAAAAAGAAATATTAGATGACTTAAATAAAATTTTATTTACAGACTTTAGAGTTCCTACAACTATTACAAGTAAAGGAATAAATGTAGGAAAAACTCAACAAAGTGCTTTTGATAAAGAGCTTTTAAAGTTTCCAGAAGAAGCTAGACAATCTATAAAAAAAGCTAGAAATTTACAAGACCAACTATCTAAATTATTATTAAAGTCTGAAAATGTTCCTAGTCAAGATAAAGAAATTATAAAAGAACAATTAGGTTTTTATGTCAGAGAAAGTTATAGAATGTTTGAAGATTCAAATTATCGCCCTACAGTACAAGCAACACAAGCTGCTAGAAGATTTATAGAATCTGAAATAAAAAGAAAAAATCCAAGTATAACTGACTTACAATTTAGATTACAAACTCAAGCTGAAATGGATAAATTAGCTGGAGGTAAAGGACAATTTACAAATGTTACAAGTGGTTTTGAAAGTTTTGGTAAAATTAGAGATGGTATCTTAGTTGAAAAACAAGAAATACCTGCACCTATAAAAGCATATTTAGGTGAAATAACTGACCCTACAGAAAAATTATTAATTTCTATGAAAAAAATAGCACAATTTGTAGAGGATAGTAATTTTCATAATCAAGCATATAGAGATGGTAAAGATATTTATTTTCATGAAAAAAATAATGTACCCGGATTTACAGTTCAAATACCTAAATATGATAATGTTAAAGTTCAACCTTTTGGTGAGTTATCAGGTATGTATACTACTCCAGAATTAGCAGAGTATTATACTAAAAGATACCAACAAGGAAGCTCTAAGTTAGTAGAATCTTTACCTCCTGTTTTAAAAGAATTTTGGCAAACTTTATTATTTATTAAAGGTCAAGCTCAAAGGTCAGCTACAACTAGAAGAATAACTACACATATTAAAAATATTTTTGGTGGTGGAACTATAACAGGAGCAAATGGTATAAGATTATTAACTCCTAAAAATATTACAAAAAGTTTTAAAACTGTATATAATCAATTAACTAGAACAACTGATTTAGAACAACAACAATTTATCGAAGAAATAGCTGGTCAAGGAGTATTAAATAAAAATGCTATTGTAAATGATTTGCGTAATATGAGTAAAGATGCTTCAAGTGAATCAATTTTAAATAAAGGATTTCTTTCTCGCCCTTTTAAATATTTATCTACTAGAGCTAGTAAAGCTCCTGTTATAAAACAACTTTTAAAAGCCGATGAAAAAGTTACTGAAGCTTATATAGCTGAAGATGATTTTTGGAAAATAAATATGTATTTAAATGAAAAAGAATATTTAGATACATTTAATAAAGCTTTACCTAAAGATATTAAATTTGATAAATTTAGATATGATACTGCTCAAAAATTACAAAATGAAGCAGGAAGATTAACTCGTAATGGGTTACCTAACTATGATTTAGTGCCAGATAATTTAAAAGAATTAAGAGCTATTCCTTTTATAGGTACTTTCTTTTCATTTCTATCAGAGTCTACAAGATTAGCAATGACTATACCAAGACAATTTGTTAAAGAATTTAGTATGGCTAGAGAACTTAAAAGTTTAGGAGCTGATAAAGCTAGTAAAATAATGAGAGATAGAGGTTTAGATAGGGCTATAGGATATACTAATTTTGCAGTTGGAGGAGGAGCAATAGCAACAGTCGTAGCTAATTATGCTTCTGGAGTTAAACAAGATGTTATAGATAATATAAAACCTTTTTTACCAGAATGGATGCAAAATGATAATGTTATATATACAGTAAATGAAGAAGGAGTTCCTATTGTTTATAATATTACTCCTTGGGATGCTTTTGATTTTCCTAGAAAACCTGCACAAACATTAATAAATAAAGCAATAAATAAAGATTTAACTGAAGAAGAATTACAACAATATGATTATGATTTATTAAATGAAATATTTACTCCGTTTTTTGGAGAATCTTTAACACAAGAAACTTTAAATGCTTATATATTTAGAGATGGAGTAACTGCTGATGGAAGACTGTTAAAAAATCCTTTTAATAAATTAGAAGTATATGACCCAGATAAAGAGGGTGGAAGATTAAATCCAACTAATTTAAAAATTGTAGCTATGAATTTAGTAGAAACTTTAGAACCGGGGACAGTTACAGATACTAGAAAATATTTTAGAGATAAATTTGGTAAAGAAATGACATCTCTTGACCAAAAAATATATAGAGAAGAAGCTATGTTTAAATGGCTTACAGGTTTTGGGGGTATTCCTTTTAATAAAGAATATGTAGAAAATATTTATTCATTTAAAATTAATGATTTTAAAAAGTCTAAAGGTAAAGCTAATAGTCAAATTTATAGAGCTATAACAGATGAAATGACAAAAGAAAAATTTTTAGATAATTATTTAAATGCTAATAGAGAATACTATAAATCTTATAAAAAATTACATACTTTAACAGAAGCTGCTGAAAATTTAGAATTAAATACTTTACAAATTTTAAAAGATAATGGAGTTTCTGAGAGTGACAGATATTCTTTTCTAGGAGGCAATAGATATTTTAAACCTTTATTTATAACAGAGTCTATGCAAAAAAGAATATTAGAATCTCCTTCATTACAAAAAGAATATATAGATATATTATTAGAAGTAGATAAATTATCTAGAACTTTAAATCAATTACCAGTTTTAGTAGACCCAGAAAATGAAAAAGAAATAACAATTCCTTTATCAGATGAAGTTAATGAAATATTTAAAGATTTAAGATTACCAAAATCTACAGGTGGTTTAGTATCAGGACCAGAAGTTTCTGACACTAAAGAAGACCCAGCAGATAGAGTAGACCCTTTTACAGGAGCACCTTATTCTGACCAGATGGCTAGACTTGGATTAAATAAAGGTGGTATAATAAATAGATTAAGAGATTATCTTGATATGACAGATGTTGATGCAAGAAGAATAGAACAAGAAGCTGCTGAAATGGTTAATCAGTTAGTAGATGAGGGATTAATATCTAAAGACCAAAGACAAAAACTAGGACCAGAAAGTAAAGGTGGTATTAGATATTTACAAGGTGGAAAAACTCCTGCTACTAATGATATTACACATCAACTGTATGCTTCTAGAGTTGGAGATTCTAGATTTATTAAACGAGGATTACAACGAACTGCTTTATATGCTAGAGAAAAAATTCAAGCATTTAAAAGACCAGAAGATTCAGCATTGGATGAATTAAATAATCAAATAGGGTTTGCCATATATGAAGAAGCTCAAGGAGACCCAGATAAAATTAATGAATTAATAAGACAAAAAGCTACAGAAAAATATAAGGTAAATTAATTATGAACATAGAACAATGTAAAGCTGAAATAAAAAGACATGAAGGTGAAGTGTTAGAAATATACATGGATAGTTTAGGCTATAAAACTCTTGGTGTTGGACATCTATGCCAACCAGAAGACCCTGAGTATTCTTGGGAAGTTGGTACTGCTGTTTCTCAAGAAGTAGTAGATATGTATTATGATAATGATTTTAATAAACATTTAAAAGAAGCTATACATGTAGTGGGTGAGGAAGATTTTGAAAACTTACCAGAAGCTATACAACGAGTCATAGTTAATATGTGTTTTAATTTAGGTGGTACAAGATTATCTAAATTTAAAAATATGTTAGCAGCTTGTAGGAAACATGATTGGAATGAGATGGCTAGACAAATGGAAGACAGTCGTTGGTTTGGTCAAGTAGGTAGACGTAGTAAAGAACTACAAGATTTAGTATTACAGCAAAATGATTCTGTATACTGAAAAGCAATTAGAAGATGCTTATCATTCTTATAGGGTAACACAAGTCAAACAAGACATGGCTTTTGTAACACTACAAGATTTTAGAATCATGTTTGAACAAATATTAGAAATATTATATAAGGATATATTATGAAAAATTTATTAAAAAACGTAGTAGGTGCTGTAGCTCCAACACTAGGTACTGCTTTAGGTGGTCCTATGGGTGGTATGGCTGCTAATATGATAGCAGAAGTTTTAGGTGTACCTAACAATCCTAAAGCAATAGAGAAGGGTATAGCAGAAGCTACACCAGAACAAATGTTAGAACTTAAAAAAGCTGAACAAGCTTTTGAAGTACAAATGAAAGAACTTGATGTAGATGTATACAAGTTAGAAGTAGCTGACACTCAAGATGCTAGAAGTAAGTTTTCAAAAGACTGGACAGCTAGAATTATGGGTGTAGCCACAGTAGGTGGATTCTTAGCTTATATATTCTTAGTAACACTACAACCACCAGAGCAGAATAGTGAGGCTCTAATAAACCTAGTGTTAGGTTATCTTGGTGGTTTAGCAAGTGCTGTTATTAGTTTTTACTTTGGAGCTTCTAATAAGCAAGACTGATGGAGTCAGCAGTATCACTAATAACTGAGTTAGGTTTTCCTATTGCAGCAGCTTTAGGACTAGGTGTTTTTGTTTGGAAACTTATCAATAGAATTATTGATGGTATGGAAACTAAACTAGATACCCTAGATGATAAAGTACAGACTGCACTAGACACTATGGAAGAAAGGGTGTCAACTAAACTTGATAGTCAATATGGTATTATTGTAAGTTTAATTGATAGAGTAAGAGCAATGGACAATCAAAGTATTAGACAAGATGTATTGTTAAAGACTTTGTTAGGTGTTCCAAATTTAATTGATATAGAAAAAATAGCAAAGGCAGAGAGAGATGACCAGAGAAAAGATTGAGATGGCAACATTAGTAAGTATATTTTTATTAGCATTATTTGCAGTAGCAGATATTGAAGCTGATGAAATGGTACATCAATTTAAGAATCCTAGTTTTAGTGGGATAGGTACTTCTGCACATTGGCTTACTATAGAGAATCAAGAGTTCTCAAGAAAGATGACTATCAAAGAAGAACTAAAAGCTATCCAAGAACAAATAGAAAGAGATAAAGAGAACACTACACTAGCAAGGTTTATAAGAAACCTAGAGTCTAGAATATATGCACAACTATCAAGACAGCTAGTAGAAAATTTATTTGGTGAGACTCCAAGTACAAGTGGAATATTAGAATTAGAAGGTAATACTATTGAGTATAGTATTGAAGATGGAATAATAACATTAAGGATTGTCGATGCAGATGGGAATGAAACAATTATTGAGTTGCCTATTGGCGATTTCAGCTTTTAGTGGTTGTGCAGTATTAAGTAAGAATACAGATTTAGCTCTAACACAAAACATAGAACCTGCTAACATACTTGATTTACAATCTCAAGAGTTAGCTGATTTACCTCCTGCAAAAATTAAACCAATTATAGCAGTATATGCTAACAGTTTTCAAGACTTAACAGGGCAAAGAAAAAGTAATAGTAGCTTTGCTTTATTTAGTACAGCAGTTACCCAAGCTCCAGAAGCATTGCTTATCAGAGCTTTGAAACATGCTGCTAATGGTAAATTTTTTAGAGTTGTTGAAAGGGTAGGGTTAGATAATCTTACCAAAGAAAGACAACTAATCCGGTCAACCAGAGAGAGTTTTGAGGAAGACTTAAAACTACAACCCTTACTATTTGCTGGTCTTATAGTACAAGGTGGAGTTATAAGTTATGACACAAACATTCAATCTGGTGGTCTTGGTGCTCGTTATCTAGGAATAGGTAACACTAAGCAGTACCGAGAAGACGTAGTAACTATATCATTGCGATTAGTTTCTGTGTCAACAGGTGAGATATTATTAGAGACTACGGTGTCTAAAAATATTTTATCTACAAGTGTATCTCAAGATGTCTTCCGGTTTATTGAAGCTGGTACTGAACTAGTAGAAATAGAAGGAGGCATCGCTGAGAACGAGGTTGGCTCTATTGCTTTGCAAAAGGCAGTAGAGACAGCAGTTTTTAATTTAATAGAAATAGGAATAGAAAGAGGGTATTGGGAATATGAATACATTAAAATTGATGACCCTTGTGCTGATGTCGAGTGCATCATTGTACGGGGCTGACAACGAAATATATATAGACCAATCAGGTGATACTGCTAATATAGACTTAGAGCAACTTGGTTCAAGCAACATTATAGGTGGGCTAGAATCTACTGCTGGAAGTCTTAATCCATTAGATTTGGATGGTGATAATTTGAATTTAACATTAAATCAAATAGGTGATAGTAATACATTTCTTGGTGATATACTAGGAGATAATCTTACTGGTTACTTTAATTTTGATGGTAATTCAAATGCATTTACTATTCAAGTTGACCCTACTAATACCTATGGTGCTGATGGTTCTAACTTAAATGTACAAGCTACTGGTGACAGTAACACATTTGAGCTAAATCTAGCTACAAGTGCTTTAGCAAGTAATACAGATTTAGATTGGATTATCAACGGAAGTAGTAATACATTAACATTTGATATAGATGTTGATGGTGCTATTTCTTATGTAGACATAGATGGAGATAGTAATACTGTAGACTATGATGGTGATGGATATGCTGATGGTTATTTTTACTTAGACCAAACAGGTAATTCAAGAACCTTTAATATACAACAACAGAGTACGTTAGCAAGTGATTGGCTCAAAATTATTTCAAATGGTGATTCTGGTACTGTGTGTGTCATCCAAGATGATAATGGCACAGCAGTCGGATGCTAGTATTGGAAGCGTAACAGAACTCAAAGGCATAGGCAGGATTGTAAGGGATGTACCTTATGATGCTGCCTTATCTTTTGATATTGAAAGTTATGATAATGTTGAGACTACTAATGGTAGAATTGGTATAACGTTTCTTAACGACACTAGAGTTAGATTAACAGAACATTCGCAGTTACTCATAGATGAGTTTATCTATGACCCTGACCCATCAAAGTCTAAGATGGCTTTGCAGTTTGCAAGTGGGACAGCAAGATTTATTACTGGTAAATTAAATACTATTAATAAAGAGAACATTGCTATTAGTACTCCTAGTGCAAACGTATCAATTCGTGGTACAGATTTTACAGTAACAGTAAATGAACTTGGTGAAAGTTTAATTATACTATTACCGAAAGATGATGGTACTCCAAGTGGTGAGATAGTTGTTGCTACTGCAATAGGTGAGGTTATACTTAATCAACCCTATCAAGCTACTACAGTTTCTATGTTTGAAACTGAACCTACTAAGCCTGTAATATTAGATATAACATTACAGTTAATAGATAATATGTTGATTGTTAATCCACCAAAGGAGGATATAAATGTTAGTGAGGAGAGTGTGTCAAGTGGTAGTAATAACTTACTTGATGTTGATTATTTGGGGTTCGATGACCTTGATATAGACTATCTAGCTAATGATGATTTAGAATTTACAGAGCTAGATATAAATTACCTTGACGTAAATTTTTTAGAAGACTTACTTGACATTATACAAGATGTCAATGAGCTTGACCAGACTGAAACTTTACTTCAAGCTGATTTAGATTTAAAAGGTACAGTATTAGGATTTGACCCTGATACGCAGATAAATACTTTTACTACAGATAATACTATAACTTTTATAAGAGCATTAGAAAATACAGTAAGAGTAGATTTAGATAAGAGTAGTGCTTATACTGTTATCTTAATACAAAATGGTAAAAGCACACAGATTATAGTAAATGGTGGTAGCTCATCAACCATAACAATAAAACAAAATGATTAGATTATTATTACTAGGATTACTATGTATTCCATTATATGCAGAGTTAGATTTAACTTTACCACCTATTCCAGATGAAGAGGTTATAGAGTTAGAAAAAAAGTTTAGAGATAACTTTAATTTTATAGAAATAAAAGAACCTCCAACGAGAAAGCAAAGAATTATTTATTGGACACTAAATGGTCTAGATGTTTACACAACTTATATAGGATTAAAAAATACTAACATATCAGAAGCTAATCGTATATTAGGTAAAAGACCATCATTAGAAGAATTAGTAGTTCATAAAATTATATTTGCTGGATTGATTGGAGAAAATTTAAATACTTATAGCTATACTCTTATGAATACAGCTTTAGGTATAGCAGTAGTAAGAAATATTTACATAACTAATACTACTTCTTCTTGTACTATAAACTTCTATGTTGATGGCTCAAGAGTCCCTTGCTAATGAAATACGCAAGTTTACTACTAGGATTATTAACATTACCTTTGTTATTTAATTTTGCACCGTTAGAAATACTAAGACTAAAAACTTTTGATGCTCTAGTACAAACACCAGAGCCTTCAGGTCATTTTACTATTTTAAATATTACAGAGGAAGATGTACAACTCAAAGGTGGTTATCCTTTTCCTCGTCAAGACTTAGCAAATATTCATATTGACTTACTCAACAAAGGTGCACTAGGTGTTGGTTGGGTAATACTGTTTCCACAGGATGATAGGTTTGGTGGTGATAAAATATTTGCAGATGTATTAAGCTATGCACCAAGTGTATTAGCTATGCCAGAGTTTGACAATGGTATGTACCCAGAAACTCATGGTACTGTTATTCTTGGACCAGACGTAGACTTACCAAAGGCAAAAGGATTTTTACAGAATATAAAACCTCTAAGTGAATCAGCTACGCAAGGTGCTGTATCTGCTCCAGTAGATGTAGATAACCTTGTAAGAAGATTACCATTATTACAGCAAACACCTGATGGTTGGGTTGCTGCTTTTGGTACAGAAGTATTGAAGACTCTAGCTGGTGCTACCACTTATCAGATAAAGACCAACGAGAATGGTATAGAGATGATAAGAGCTAGAGGTCTACCACCTATTAGTACAGATAGTTTAGGTAGGAAGTGGATTAGTTGGGTAGATACAAAACAAACAACATTGGAAGAGATGGATGTCGAAGGTACATTTGTTTTTGTTGGGGTGACTGCTGCCGGTGTAATGCCACAGTTAGCTACACCAAAAGGACTATTAGAACCTCACAAGATACAAGCAGCTTTAGCTGAAAGTATTTTGATAGACTCTCCTCAGATTCCAGATTATAGATTATTTATAGAACTTATTTTATTATGCATTTCAGGATTTTTAATCGTCTTCGTGATAAATCATTTTGGTATTACTATGGGTGCATCATTGGCAAGTACGCTGATACTGTCGATGGGTGGACTCGGTTACTATTTAATATCTCGAGGCTTTTTAGTTGATGTCACATGGAGTATGACATGTATGACACTTTTGTCATTACAACAATTCTATCTAAGATTCAGAGAGCAATACAAACTAAGACAACAAATCAAGAAACAGTTTGAACATTACTTAGACCCAAGAAAAGTAAAACAACTACAAGACAACCCTGATTTATTAAAACTAGGTGGTGAAAGAAAGTATTGCACCATGCTATTTACTGATGTCAGAGGTTTTACAAACTTATCAGAACAACTAGAACCAGAACAGGTTACAGAGTTAATGAACAAAACATTAACCATACAAGCTGATACAGTTAAAAAGTATGGTGGTATGGTTGATAAGTATATAGGTGATGCAATGATGGCTATCTTTAATGCACCAGTAGATTTAGACATGCATGAGGACAGGGCAATAATAGCAGCTATAGAAATAAAAGAAAAAATGAAAGAGGCAGACTTAGGTATTGAAATTGGTATGGGAATCAATTCAGGTATCGTGATGCTAGGTAACTGTGGTTCAGAAGATAGGTTTGATTATACTGCAATAGGTTCTAATGTAAACTTAGCAGCTAGATGTGAGAGTAGTTGTAAAACTGTAGGCGAAGATATAATCATTGCAAAGAATACTGCAGAACAAACAGACATACCTTTAGTTAAGTTAGACCCGATAGTAATGAAAGGGATAGCAGAGCCAGTAGAAATATATACTACAATAGACTTGACAAAACCTGATTAAGACTCTATAATATAAGTAAGAGTGTGCGAATGGTCGGCACTCAGTAACTTGCTTTATTAAGGAGTTAATATGACACATTTAAAAGCATTTGGACAATTCAGTCCGTTCTCAGTTGGGTTTGATGAAATCTTTGATACACTTCAAAGAGCATCAATACCTCAAACAAACTATCCACCTTATAACATAGTTAAATCAGGTGAGACATATCGAATCGAAATAGCAATGGCAGGATTTAAAGTCGAAGACATTGATGTTGAGGTTAAAGATAAAACACTTACTGTATCTGCTGTACAAACAGATGAGAAGAAAGGAGTAGAATATATCCATAAAGGTATATCCGAAAAAGACTTCACTAAAACATTTGCTTTAGCAGAGTATGTTGAAATAAAAGATGCAGTAGTTTTAGATGGTATCTTGGTAATTGCCTTGGAAAAAAACATTCCAGAGGAAGAAAAGCCTAAAAAGATACGTATATCTAGCTAATTATAGCTAAATCCTCTCAGAGGCACGGAGAAGCTCTGTATTAAAATATCAGTCTTACGATACCTATCGCATTAGGTACTATTAGATAATGCAATACAGAGCATCTGGTGAAGTCAATTTTCTCTAATCTGTCATAATTCGAGCATTTAGGTTAGCTTCGATGTAATTATGTATCTCATCGAGCTTTCTTGTACCTTCTCGCACTACAGTTTGTAATGTTGCGTACTCTTCTGGACTAAAATAAGGTTTTAATTCTTTAAAATCTGTAGATACTCTTTCAGTAATTAGCTTACCAGTTCTACTGTATAATACTTTATAGCCAAGTAGAGTTGCTTCTTTCTGTTTCATTCTTCAAATCCTGCAAAAGTTATGTTATCTTGTCTACCTCTTAGTCCAGCTTTCATATAAGTAGTAGCACGTCCTTCAAAAAAGTTTTGATGTTCGACACCAGTTACTTCATCCAACCAACCTAAAGGATTTTCTCTTTGGTCGTAATTAGTTTTCAAACCAAGTTGTAGTAATCTTCTATCAGCTATATATCTATTGTAAGCATACATATCTTTTTTAGTTAGTCCTTGTATGTCACCCATCTCAAATACTAAATCTAAAAACTTATCTTCTAATGTTACCATCTCTCTACAGATGTCATAAAGTTCTTTCTTAAAATCATCTGTCCATATATCTACGTTCTCTTTAATAAACTCTCTAAATAATTTAGTCATAGCTTCAACATGCATTGATTCATCACGAATAGAATAAGTAACTATCTGTCCCATACCTTTCATTCTACCAAACCTTGGAAAGTTTAACAGGATTGCAAAACTACTGAAGAGTTGTAGTCCTTCTGTAAAAGCAGAATAAACAGCAAGAGTCTTTGCTATGGTTTCTCTTTTAGCCTTACTAGGTTTAAAGTTACCAACGTAATCATGCTTGTCTGCCATTTCTTCGTAGTCAGCGAATGCTTTATATTCTATCTCAGGCATACCAACAGTATCAAGTAGTAAACTATAAGCATGTTGATGGATTGATTCCATGTTAGCAAAAGAAGACATCATCATTCTTGCTTCCGGTTTTTTAAAGATAGGCATATACTTATCTATATAACCACTAGCCACATCAACATCTGATTGAGTAAACAATCTAAATATCTGTGTTAGTAAATTCTTTTCTGTGTCTGTAAGTTCTTGCCAGTCTTTTACATCTGTATGTAAAGGCACAGACTCTGGCATCCAATGCATTTGATTTTGTAATACATAGTAATCAAACATCCATGGATATTCAAATGGTTTATAATAGTCTCTATTGCCCAACAAACTCATATTTATTCTCCTCTAATAGTTTTAAATTTTCTGTTGCTTCTACATAATCTTCAAATAATTTATCAACTGTATCTACTAAATCAGGATGGTCAGCTACACCTGCTCCTTCTCTAAAATACATTTGAATATTACACAAAGCTTCTGATTGTCTTGCTTTATATCTATCATACAAAGCATTATATAATTTTTCTTTTATCATT